AAGTTTGATGCTGATGAAGTTTCAATCGGACGTATGGCCAGTGCAATTTTAGCAGCTATTGTAGAAGAAGATACTTTTGTAATGCAGTGGTCGCTTGCAGACACAGACACAGGTGTTATGACAGATATAACATTACAAGATTTAAAACTAGCACATAAATTAGCAGTATTAAACATGGCAGGGGTTTGGGGTATATAATGGCACGATACATAACAACAGGTACGAAATCATCATTTGGTGCTATTAATACAGAACTTGAAAAGATAGCTACAGCGCAAGAAGATTTTGTTTCCAGAGTAGGTGAGACACCTAATCAAATGGAAGCAGATTTTGATATGAATGGAAACAAACTATTAAATGTACCTCCCCCCGTAGACCCAACAGATGTGGTTAGGCTTAAAGATATTTCTCCTCTTCCTTCTTATAATGAGGCGAAGTCAAACTATATTGATATTCGTGATTTTGGTGCTGTACCTAATGATTCCTCTTTCGACAGCAGCCTTGCATTAGGATTAGCTCTTACTGCTGCAAATTCTGTTGAGACAGTTTTGATAGAGGGGGGCGTGTATTATTTTGACAATGTTATAATAAATGAAAGATGTTTGCTAGGAGGCAGTGCAACTATATGTCCTCTAAGTACTTATAACAACACGTTACCGTTATTTACTCTTGGAGGAGACCTCTCCCAAATAAAAGATTTAACTTTTGATATGCTAGGCACAGCCTCTTATCCATTAAAAGTAACATCTAGTAAGTGCATAATTAAAGATTTAGTAGTTAAAAATATCTCAGCAACTCCTGATACATCAACAAGTGCAGCGGCTGTACACTTAACAGGCGCAGGTGCATCAAGAAATACTGTAGAAGGTATTACTGTTATAGATTGTATTAATGTAAGCGCATCTAACCCTAGCATTCCTAGATGTATAACTATTGATGGAGGGGCTAGTTACAATACAATCCTCGATATTGCAGGGTACAATATTGCTGCTGGATTAGTACATGGAACAGGAACAAAAAACACTTTAAATGGTTTTACTTTCGATAACAGTAAAGCTACTGACAGTGAGCAAAGAAACGGTGTTTACTCATTGGAAGGTTGTAGTTATTTTGTTGCGATGAACGGTGTAATAAATAACAGCGCACAGCCTATTGTAGATAAAAGTTTAGGAAATATATACAAAGACATTATAGAAATTGACAGTAACGCTGATGGGGTTTCAAATTCTACAGATGCAACATGGGATAATGTAACAAAAATATTTACAGATAATGCACCTAATGGGGGATTTCTTAGAACTCGTGCAGAAAATGTAGTAGTAAATAATTTAACTATTAAAAATTGTCGAGTTGTTGTTCCAAATCACTATACTAGTATTTTTACATTTGCGGTGGGGACTTTAAATAATCTGCGTGTTGAGGGAAATGTTTTTATAACTGAAAACGTGGACACTGTAGCCTTTAGAAATATCATCCTTCACACAGCAGGGGAAAATCCGCAGTATATCGGGAATACATTTGTATTGAAAAACCCTGAAACGCCTTATACAACTTTACAAGCTTGGTTTATACGATTCCCAACTACTGCAACAACGGGGAAATGGATTAGAAACAGCTTAGAAAGTGAAGCGGCTAACGGTGTAATTCGCGTAACAAGCGTCCTTAATAACATAGGTGTCGCGGTAGACGACCAAAACCAACTGCGGGCTGATTTTGGCACACCTTATTTACAAAGTGGCTATACGGGCAGACTATTAAGAGGTTTCATCCCTCCTAACTCAGGAGCTTGGAATAGAGGAGATACGATAAGCAATTCTGTAATCGACTCTACACCTCCAACTGGGTATGATTATCAAAAATACGCTTTCTTTATTTGTACGGAATCTGGTGATTTTGCAGATATTAATAACCTCCCTGAGTTTTCTTTGATTGGAGACTCATCTACTGCGCCTACATTTGCTCAAGTTGTAAGACCTGTAATAACAAGCCCAACAGAAGGGCAAGTAATAAATGGGACATCAACAACAATAGTGGCATCTGGTTTTGGTGGGACAGCAGGACAAGTACACGCAAGCACAAACTGGCAAGTTGCAACAGATAGTAGTTTTAGCACTTTAGTATTTAGTAGTTTTAATGACACAGTTAATTTGCTAAGTATAAATGCAACTGGATTACCTTCACCTGATACTTTGTATGTACGATGCCTAATGACTAGCACAGCAGGGATTGTAAGCCCTCATAGTGCAACTATTACATTTACAACAGTTTAAAAGAAAAAATAGGTAACTTAATGTCAAGATACATAACATCTGGAACTAAAACAAAAATTCCCACTCTGAATGCAGAGCTAGAAAAAATTGCTACGTCTCAAGCAGACTTCTTATCGCGTGTAGGGGAAGCCCCTAATCAGATGGAATCAAACTTAGATATGAATAATAATCGTATCTTAAATCTACCTAAGCCTGTAGCTCCTACAGATGTTGTAAGACTACAAGACTTAGAGGACTTAGAAGAAGCAGCCGTAGTAGTAACGCTAGATGCTGTATATGCTTCTTCTTTTGGCGTAGGAAGTGATGGTAGGGATTACACTACAGAACTTCAGGCTATGTTTGATTCAGGGAGTGAGGGTACTACTTTTATTATTGACAGTACGCATTACGCTCTGAGTCTTCCTCTTCTTATTAACAATGGGTTTAAAGAAGTAGTACATTTCCCTAATTCCATCGTAGATTGGTTAGGTGCTGGATTACTAAGTACTACAGGCAATGCTCTCTACAGCATTAATCAAAGTGCTGGAGGTTTCAGAACTAATGAAAGTATACTGACAGAAACAACTGTAGAAGCTTTAGAAGGTGATGAAACATTTACAGTATCCAGCGTAGCAGGACTTGCAGCAGGAAATGTACTAAGAATTAATAAGCATATATGCCGTATTGTCCGTATAGAGGGCAATAATATTATTACGGATAGAACTCTCCCTATCCCTTCTATGGCTATTGCCTCTGAAGTTTCAAGGCTGGACAAACCTAATATAGGGAGTGTATTCCAAGGGCCAAGTCTTATTAAGTTTGCACCAAACAACGTAACACAAGTATATGGCTTTGGAGTTATTGCAGCACTGTGTTATGACGTAACAATTAAACGAGTATACGGCCTCCACAATGCATCCCGTTTAGCAGAGTTATTTTATTGTGCAGATAGTGTACTAGAAGATATTTATCAATATGAGCCTACAGATGTATCGGGAGGGGGTCAATCTTACGCAGCCCGTATTAGTAATGGTAATGATAATGTTGCACGTAAAGTAAGAAGTTATAAAGGTAGGCACTGCGTAGATATCACCTTCAGTCACAGGAACACTGTCAGGGACAGTGATGACTATAAAGGAGTAGAGGCTTCTTTCCTAACGCATTTTAATGGATGTCGTTATAACAAGTTCATTAATTGTAATATGTGGGAATGTGATTTTGGTGTTTATTTAAGTGCGGACAATGGCGACTTTGAAAATGAATGGACAGACTCCTACAGTTTTAATAGTAGAGCTATATACCGTCCTGTAGAAACAAGTTACTTTCGTAGGTTACGGATAGTCACAACAGATCCTTCTAGAGATGTAGTTGTTCCTAGAGGGGCTGCATTACCAAGTACACTTAATGCCTATGATTGTGAATTTGATATAGTAAGTGATTTTATAAATGTGGACTCAGACTACACCATTAATATGTTTGGTGGGAGTTACAAGAGTACACGTATTGATGGTTTGTTTAGAGGTATCCCTACAGGCACAGCAGGTGCGCCTAGCACTACTGGGGCAGGTAAGTTTAATTTCTATAATGTGGATTTCCCAGATATCAGTATAGGCCAAGGGAGGAGCAATCTAAACGTAGAAATCTTATTTAAAGATTGCACTATTAAGTACAGCGCACAACCGTTCGGTGAGGATTGCGGAGACCAGCGTTACGTAGATTGTGATATAACCTGTACAAATGCCTCTCCTACATACTTACTTACTGTAGGTAGCAACAATAACTGTGAATTGATTGATTGTACTTTACGTGATGTACAGTTGCCCTTCAGATACTTTATTACGTATCCCGCAACAGGCACAGTGACATTTGGTGAAAACAAGCTCCTCGGAACTAGCACTTACGATGTAGTTAACCTGTTGTCTAACATGTCTTGGACAACAAGTGGGTACTCCCTAATGCCTCTTGCTAGAACAAACAATGGATCGCCTTTAGATAATACTCTTGTCTATATAGATAGTGATGTGACAACAGACCCTTTTAAACGTAAACGTGTTGCAGGAGCTTGGGTTGATTGGGTTGTATAAGGACTAATATAATGAAACTAAAAGGTAACAATGGAGTAATGTTTACTCAAGGGTTGTTTTATGAATACAATAACCCTGATGCTCCTTTTACTCTTCGCCCTGAAGATTATACCTCTCGTAAAGGAAATACGTATGTGAGCTTTGCGAGAGTATACAGGGAGTCTGTAGATGAATATGATGCTGCTATGACACTTCTTAATAGTTGGGTGCATTGGCAAAAGCTTTGTAAAGAAAAATGGTTTCAAACAGGAGCGGTTAATGGAAGTACCTTTACGGGTCTTAACGACTGGAGAGAAGAGAAAGAAAAAGCTAACGAATCTGCTGCTAAAAGGGTTCTTCTGGATGCTATTGCTGACGGTGATACTCAATCAGCTTGGAAGCTCTATGATAAGGTTACTAAAAAGGAAGTTACGAAAGGCGCGGGTCGTCCTGAAAAGAAAATACCAACTATTAAAACGGGCAATGTAAGTAATATTGCAGAAGAAATAAGGAAGAGAAGTCTTGTCAATGGAAGTTAGTGCCTTATATAAGTTTCTCTGGATTCCAGCTCTTACTGTTCTTGCTTTCTTTGCAAAACATTACTTTCACGCCCTTGAGAAGAAGAATGAGGCTCTCTCAAAGAAGCAAGATGAGATAGAAAAAAATATTATTAATCTAGAGATGGAATTAAATAAAAACTACTACGACAAGAGAGAAATTAAAGAGCATATAGTTCTTCCTTTAATGGATAGGTTTTCAGAGGTGGATAATCAAGTAAAAGTGATATCAGGGATGATGGTTGATATACATTCGGACATGGCAATCTTGAAGTATAAGATTTTAGGTGAGGACTTTAAAAACAAATGAGCATAGAACAACTAAAAAAAGATTGTGAAAGTGACCTTTTCTTTTATGCTCAAGTTATGTTTCCTAACAGGTACTTTGGAGAAGTCCATGAAGAGATGTTTCGTTTCTTTCAAAGGTCTTTAGAAGAAGCAATGGAAACAGGTCAAGGAGATAATGCAGCAGCATTGATACCTCGTGACCACCAGAAGTCTTTTTGTATAGCAGTTGCTTCCTCTTGGGCTATTACGAAGTACCCTTGGTTCACTGTTACATATGTATCTTCTAACCCAACTTTGTCTGAAAGACAATTGACAGTTATTAAGAATATATTTAAGAGTGATTCTTACAGAGAGCTTTGGCCTGAGATGCTTAACTACGAAGTTAACCCTCGAACTAAAGAGTACGACCACAGGTCTTTAGGAACATGGACTAAAACAGAAATAACTGTAGACCACCCTCAGAGACCAAGGAGTGAGAAAGACCCAACAATTGCTGCTACAAGTGCTAAGAGTACTAACACAGGGGCGCACTACAAGATGTGTATCTTTGATGATTTGGTTACTAACGAGAACTATCGTAGTGCTGCTGAACGGGAAGATATAAAAGAGGTTTATCAGTCGTATGCCTCTATTGCTACTACAGGTAGTATTAAATGGATGGTCGGAACAAGGTACGGAGATAACGATTTATACTCCGCATTAAAAGAAAAAGAATACGAGATATTTGATAATGAGGGTGTTGTTACAGAGACAAGGCCTTTATGGAAGTGGTTTGAACGTAAAGTAGAAACCAGTAAAAGATACGATGGTACAGGCACATACGTGTGGCCTAGAGCTAAAATGCCAGATGGCAATTGGTATGGTTTTAATCAAACAGAGTTAAGTAAAAAGAAATCTGAAGCGTTTAACTTAGAGCTGTATTACTCGCAGTACTACAATGACCCTAACGCAGCCAGCGAAGCAAAGATTACAAGAGATTGCTTTATGTACCTCCAGCCTAATTTGCTAGAGCAAAGGCAGAACAGGTGGTACTACGGCAGTAAAGAATTAAAACTAGCTTGCGGTATGGATTTAGCATTTAGTGAAGGCAGTGGTGTTCGTAAAGTTAAGCGAGATTACACATCTATTGCAGTAACTGCTTGGGATAATGAAGGGTACTTATACGTACTAGACCTTCAAAGATTCCAAACAGCTAAGGCTGAGATATATTATGAGAAACTTATTACAATGCATGAGTATTGGGACTTCAGAGAAGTAACAGTTGAGACTAATGCTGGTGGTGCTGTAGTAGCTAATTTTATTCAAGACGAGATACGTAGAGCAGGTCATACATTGGTGGTAAAACATCAACATAAGAACCAGAGAGAAGGCACAAAAGAAGAACGTAACTCTCAGTTGTTTGAACCACTGTACAGAAATAAAAGTGTTTACCATACGAAAGGTGGGTACACGAGATTGTTAGAAGAAGAGCTTCACTTAACAAAACCGCCACACGATGATTTAAAAGATGCCGTATGGATAGCTGTTAGTAATAGTAAACGACTAGCCAAACCTAAATTTGCAACAAATAAAAGAGAACGGACTGTTGTTAATGCTTCTAACCGATTTCTTAGTAGGAGAAAAAGAGCTTGATTACCCTTAATTACAACAACAAGGCTGCCTTAGCTGGTGATATAGCTGGATATTGGGAAGAGTGGAATTCTTCGCGTGAAACAGCTATGGCTCTATGGTCAGAGATTGATAACTACCTATTAGCTACAGATACAAGCATGTTGGAAGGCGGAGAGAACTTTGACCACAAGACACATATACCTATTGCATCTGAGTTACACGAAGACCTCTTAGCTATTGTTTATAGCACCATGTTCCCACATGAAGATTGGTTAGGATGGAAAGGTTTTGAAATCAATGCCATTACAAAGCAATTACGAAGTAAAGTTAAAAGCTACATAAAGCAGTGTCATGCACTGAGTGGCTTTAATATCCAAATGCGTAAAGTAATTGATGACTTGGTACGTTATGGGAATTGTTTCGCTCAAGCTTATTACAAGAACGATACAGTAGATACAGAAGAAGGCTACCTCTCAGGGTACTCAGGACCAGCAGTAAAACGTATCAGTCCTTTTGATATTGTATTTAATCCTACAGCTACAGATTTTGAGAAGACTCCTAAAATAATACGTAGTCTAGTATCCGTAGGAGAGCTTCTAGAGTTCCTAGAGAACATATCTGATGAAGATCAGATGATTACCTCAGAAGAAACCCAAAGTCTCTTACAGAGGCGTACAGGAGGTTTTAGAGACAGAGCTGAACGCTATAAAGATAAGCAATTCATACCTCAAGGTTTTGGTAGTCTAGATGAGTACTATAGTTCTGGGTACGTAGAGTTACTTTGGTTCTATGGTGATATATTAGATGAAGTAGAAACAAAGGTTTATAAGAAACGCTGTATTGTTGTTGTAGATAAAGACACTATTATATTAGATAAAGAAGAAATTAAACCTTCTGTATTTAAAGGTGGATGGACTGCAAGACCTGATAACTTATGGAGTCAAGGACCACTAGATAAAGTTATAGGAATCAACTACATGATTAACCACAGGGAGAATGGTAAGAATGATGCTATTGACAAATTCATTTATCCAGATAGATCTTATGTTGGTGATGTAGAAGAGATATATGACGAAGTTACAGGGCATACGAAGTACATAATGCCTGAAGGTGGGAGTGTTTCAGATATACGTCCTGACAGTACAGTTTTAACTTTTGATAACCAAATAATGATGCACAGGGACTTAGCTCGTACAAGTGCAAGACTACCTCAGCAGTTGGCTGGATTTAGGACAGCAGGGGAAAAGACTGCTACAGAAGTACAGAGTCTTAATGATGGTGCATTCCGAGGGTTTATTAATAAAGTAGCTCAAGTAGAAGAAGATTTGTTAGAGCCTCTTGTACAAGCTGAAATGAGAATAGCTAAGGATAACTTCTCTAGTATTATTAAAGTTCTAGAAGAAGATGAAGAAGGCATTCTCCTTACTACCAGTATTACAGAAGAAGACCTAAGTGCAAATGGTAAGTTACTTCCAGTCGGTAGTAGACGTTTCAGTAGACAGTTACAGCAACTACAAGGCTTAACACAGTTAACTAACACGAATATTGCACAGATGGTAGCTCCTCATATTAATACCTATAACTTGGCTAAAACAGTTGAAGGTTTATATGGATTCGATCAATACGCATTTATTAACAAGTTTGCTTCTATAGATGAGAACCTAGAAATGCAAGAGAAACAAATGATGGCTGAACAAGAGATGGTTAAATCTAGCTCACAACCAACTAGCCTAGAGATGGGAATGATGGAGGAAGAGGATGAGTTTTAAAATACCTTCTTTTATGTCAGAGCATTTTAATTCTCTGAGTCCAGAAGAAAAGAAAAAAGATATTGAGCGTTATAAAAGGTGGCATAAGAATAATTTTACAGAACTTTTTATATCGCATTTAGAAGATTCTATAGAAAAATTAGTAAAAGAAGATGAATCTAAAAATGAGTTTATTTCAAAGTTTCAATTTTCTTATGTATCTATAAAGAATAAAGCTCAAAGAAGACTACTAAGAGAAATTATAAAAAAGCTAGATTGGAAAATTTAATGGCTACGTATGTTTATCACTGCTACGAATGTGAATATGATAAGGAGGTTGTACATGGCATGACAGAAAGTCCAGAAGTAGTTTGTAAGGATTGTGCCAAAGGTATGCATAAAGTAATAAGAAGCTCGAACTTCCAACTGAAAGGTAGTGGTTGGTTCGGAAAATCAAAACAACACTAAGGTAATAAAGATGGCAACACGTAAACAAGTACAAGATAAAAAGAAAGCTCCTAAAAAGGGATACACCATGGTGAGGGGCGAATACATAAAAGTTCCTGCCGCTGCGAAGCCTAAAAAGTTAACGACTAACTTAAAACCAATGAAACTGAAAAAGCTACCTAAGAAAACCACAACTAAAAAGAAATAAGAGGAATTACAATGTCTAACCCAGACACTAAAGAAATATTGGAGACTAACCCAGTCATATCTCAGGAAGAGGTTAAACCACTTTTCGGTGGTACAGATAGTCAAGGTAAGGAGCGTCTTTTTAACAACACAGAAGAAGCTCAACAATCTTGGCAATCTGCTCAGAACTTTATTAAAGATAAGGTTGATGAGACTAAAACGATGGAAGCTCGAATTCAGGAACTTGAAGCTAAACTTAACCAAAGTACAAAGCTGGAAGACGCTTTATCACAATTAAAAAATAAAGAGGAATCCCCTGTGAACGAATTACAGCCAAGTCAAACCACTGAGACAACCCCTCAGTTGGACGTTGAAACGCTTAAACAGCAACTACTACAAGAAGTTATGGGGTCATTAAGCACTTCCCAACAACAAGAAGTGTTTAGTAAAAACCAAAATGAAAGTATAGGAGCTGCACAAGCGATATATGGAGATTCTTTTGAGGAGAAACTCCGTGAAAGTGCTAAGGACTTAGGTATGTCTGATGAAGACATTATCAAAGAGGCACAAGCTAATCCAAAACGCTTTAAGAAGTTATTTGGTTTAGATAAACAACCCAAAACAACTTATAACCCTAGTAACTCTGTATCTGGTTTTACGCAGAAAAAGGAATCTGGGCTAGACCTATCGCGTGGTTTTAATGACCGTACTCGTGTTAATACAGCTATAGATAACTATCGTAAGATTGCAGAGAAACAAGGTGTTAAATTAACTTTCTAACTGAGAAAATATTATGTCAAATTTTACTTATGCACAAGTCCCTAACCTAGTTCGTCAAGAGCTATATCAAGTTTCTTTAGAGAAGCAGTTCGATGACTGGTTAGTTGGTCGTCCTTTGTTCGATGACAAAACAGGTATCTTCCCTGATGGTGACACTCTTAATGTTACTTTAACGGCAGATCGTGATGTTACAGACTACACCGAAAATACTCAGATTGCCTATGATGGTATGACTACTTCTCGTAAAGACCTTACTGTTACTGCATATAAGCAGGACGGTTTCTTTGTAACAGATCGTATGAAGCAGGACGCGCATCAGTCAGAAGCGTTCTATCAAGAGAATGTTCACAAGTCTGGTATTGCTATGGCTACGGATTTGGAAGTTGCTTGTTTAGCTACAGCTAACTCTCAGACCCTTGGTAATAACAACGCTATTGGTGGTGTTCCTCATCGTCTTAAAGGCGGTGGTACTGGTGGTGCTTTAACTATTGAGGACATTATGTTCGTCAAGTACGCTTTCGATAAGGCTTATATCCCTACCGAAAATCGTATGTTAATAGTCACTCCTGAAGCCGAATACGAACTTAATAAACTATTAAACATTACTGAAGTAAGTAATGGTTCTCAGTTTAACTTCGATGTTCAAGGTTTAGTACAAACTGGTTTTGGCGATAAGCTTAACATTGTTCGTAACATTGCTGGTATTAACATTATGGTAAGTCACAACTTGCCAGCAGTTACTGCCGAAGCTCTAGCTAAGAGTGATGGTACTGGTGGCGGTGCAATTACTGGTAAAGGTTGTATTGCAATGTCTATGGCTAATGACACTTCAATGCCGTTTATGGGTGTTATCCGTCAGCGTCCTGAGACTGAATTCTTCCGTAACACTAACCTGAAACGTGATGAATGGTCTGCTACTTGTCGTTATGGCTTTGCGCTTAAACGTCCTGAAGCACTAGTGACTATAGCAACTCCTGTCTAAGCAAGAGTTAACTTTTAAAAGGGATTCTTAGGAGTCCCTTTCATAAAGTTCCTTGGAGAGAAAAATGAAAAGAACATTATTACAAGTTACACAAGAGTACCTTGATGCGACAAGCGGTTTTTATGTAGACAGTATTTTTGATACGGATGAATCTCAACAAGTAGCTAAAATTGCGGAGCGTGTGTATTACCAAATGCTTCAAGAGTATGACAACGTCTTGTTTACTATGGATGAGCTAACTCTAGAGTCTTTAGCTGATACAACTCGACCTAACTACATGCTGTTACCTGAAAGGGTTCAGAAGATACAAAGAAGTAAGATATGGTACAATGTATCAAAGGAAGCAGGAGAACTTGACTACAAATTAGTTGGTTACTTACCTCCTCTTGACTTCATTGAATATACTTTGCATTCTAATAAAACAAATTCTATAATAGTGGAAGGTTACAATGATAATAAAATGTCTATCAGTACTAACCAGTTTCCTTCTTATTTTACCTCTTTTGATAATGTTCATGTTGTATTCGATTCTTATAATAACGAATTCGATACTACCCTTCAAGCAAGTAAGACCAGATTTGTAGCTTCACAAGAGAAAGTATTTTTACAAGAAGATTCTTTTGTAATACCAATTCCGAATCATTTGTCTGAAACTTTCTTAGATATGTTTCTTAATGAAGCACTTACTTTAGTTCATCAACAACCTATTGGCATGATTGCTCAAAGAGCGAGAGTCAAGAAAATAAAACTCCAACAAGACAACCGTACACTAGGTCAAAGCGAAAGCAAACCTAAATACGGCAGAAGGGGTTTAAGTGGGAGTTATGTACCAAGAGGTCATGGCGGATAATGGATACTGATTACAAATTAATTTTTGATGGGTTTTATAGATGGAGTCGTAGTGGCAAAGTTGCTGAGGCATTAAGTGGATGCTTTATTAGAAAGAGTGAAGCAGCTAGAGCTTGGGAGCTTTATCAATTAAGTAAAAAAGCACCTGAATCCTCTGTTGATAAAAGTGCAGATTTAGAGAGTTTAATTTCTAAAGCGGACTTATTGAAGTGGGCAGAAGCAAATGGCTTAGAAGTCCCATCTAAACATAAACAACCTAGTGCCATTAAGAAGTTTTTAATGGGTGGATATAAGGATTAAAAATGCCTAGAGCTTCAGGTCAAAAAGATTACCTTTCCTTAATTAAAGGTTTGAATACAGAGTCCTCTGCTTTAACTTTTCCTGAAGGATTTACAGCAGGTGAATTAAATTTTGTAATTAACAAAGATGGCTTAATTCGTAAAAGACGATTAGGATTTGAAGAGCTAGTAACTCCTTTTGTTGTTACTGGTGGATTTGCTGCTGTAGAAAACGTGTTCTATTGGAGAGGCCCATCTTTAGTATGCCTTACAGTTACAGACGACACCCCGCAAACAAAACTGCGTTTTCATGCAGTAGATGATGACTTTACATTTATAGCAGAACTTGCAATTTCTTCTGTTGTAGTAAAAACACAAATAGCTGAGACTACTAACTACCTTGTCATTACTACAGACCAAGGTACGAATCCTATTATGTGTGAGTACAAAGAACTTACAAAGGAAATTTTTGTTAGTAGTATTAAGGTAAATGTACGTGACTTTGAATTAGTGGATGATGGGTTAGAAATATCTGAGAATCCGACTAATCTTTCAGACAACCATAAGTACAATCTATTTAATGCTGATTGGCATCTTAAAAGAGCTGATGTGGAAGACAATAAAATAGAAAAACTAGTGACTACAGCTTTCAAAGATTACACAAATGCTCAGGCAGGAGAAGGAGGTAATGGTTACTATCCGAGTAATGCACAAGTAGCGTCTATTGGAGTTATTATAGATGAAAGTGGTGATACAGTGTTCTCAGCTAAAGATGTTGAGGGAGCTAACTTTGGTAACAGTAAAGCAGGAAGAGGTCACTATGTTTATGATATTAATAATTTTGACAGAACTTCTAAGTTAAGTTCTCCCGAAGATGATGGTGCGCCAAGCACAACACTTGTCCCTATAGGTACTATAAACTTCGCAGGAACTCCTACATATAGTCCAGATGAGCCTGATGTTATAGACCCTGATGACCCTAACACTCCTTCTGGTGGTGGTGGTGTTCCTCCTTACAAGCCACCCTATGATGAATTTTTAGATCCAGAATAATGATATTAAAAGAAAGAGGAGGAGACTATGGCAGTAGATAACCCAAAAAAGAACTTTAAGAACCCTACTTCCTGTGCTAGTGCATTTGGGAGATTCTTTTACGCTGTAGACAGTATGGTGTACTTCACTCAAGTTGTCGAAACTGACAACGATGCAGGGAGATGTTACCAACAGAATGACCCTACTAGTAGTGAGTTCCCTGATTTATTAGATACAGATGGAGGAGTTATAGAACTAGAAGATACTCAGCGCATTAAAGCTATGCAATCTTATAGTTCAGGTGTTCTTATTTTTGCTGGTAATGGTGTGTGGTATATCTACAACCCTGATGGAGGATTTAAAGCTACATCTTTTAATGTAGAAAAAATTACAGAAAGAGGAATAGATAGCTCTAAGAGTATTGTAGTAGCCGATAACAGTGTTTATTACTTTTCCAATAACGGTATTATGCAGTTGTCTGTAAATCAGTTTAAAGGTGTGGATGCTGCTGATATAACAGAAACAACAATCCGTTCTTACTACTTGTCTACTCTTGCAGGAGAAGGCGCACAAGGTGTGTATAATTCTGGTACAAAACAATGTGAGTGGTGGCTACCTAAGACACAGGGAGAAGGTTTAGTTCTAGATACTACTATAGGAGCATTCTATCCTCAGAAACAGTCTAGTGCCTCATACAAACTCCGTATGCCATTTACTATAGCTAATGCTTTGTACTACCCTAATTCTCTTCAGACTGATACTAATGTTACGTACTCCTTCTCTTCTAGAGGGAATCGTGTATTTAAAGATTTTGGTACAGACCAAAAAGCTTATCTTGTAACAGGATATGAAACACTTGGTAAGTTTTCTAATAAGAAAGCTGTGTCACAAGCTAAAGTATTTTTTAGAAAGACAGAAACAACTATAACAGGGTACGGTACAGATAGTTATGTATTCGATTACCCTAGTGGTTGCTTGTTTCAAGCTCGTTGGGATTTTGATAAGAGTGCAGCATACGGTAAGTACACAGGTGTATTAAATAACGTAGGAAGAGGTCAAGCTATGCAGTTATACAAGCCAATGCAAAGAGGCTTTATACCAGATGCTTATCCTTATGTATTTGATACAGGCGAGAGTCTTATTTCTAAGAAATTCAATATTCGTGGTAATGGGGATGCTGTTCAATTTGTATTTCAAGCCGAGCCAGAGAAAGATATGCAACTCTTAGGGTACTC